GTGCCAAAACAAATAAAGGTAAGTACGGAAAATTAAGTGAAATCATCATATCACCTGAACTACTGAAGAAATTTGAAACAGATGAATGGGTATCTAAGTTTGTTATTGAGCAAGATAGTATTAATGCAAAAATAATTGAAATCATAGAACAACAAACAATTGAACTTAAGCAATTGATGTATTTTCTTAATGAGTTTAATACAGCGTCACCTAATTTGTATATGACAGAACAAGAATTGCATGCATGTATTATAAGTTTAGGATTGCCAACTAATAGACCTGCGTATCACTACATCAATGCAGTATATAAAAGTGCCTATAGGGATACTCCAGAATATGCAAATGAGATATTAATACCTAAATTAATTAAGGTATTACAAGAACAGATGCTGCCAACAAAGGAAGAATTACCTGATTTGTATACTAAAAACAAATCAGCAGATGTATTAAGTACCAACTCTGTAATGTCATGGATTTACCAGCATGCCGAACGCAGAATGATTGAATCTATCCGTAATTACTGTAATTACTATAATATAGAAGTCATTTTACTTGTACATGACTGCATTTATACAAAACATAAAATACCAGTTGGCTGTATTAACGATATTAAACTTCTAATTAAAGACTTAATCTTTTATGGTGCCATATCTCATGATATACATCATTCATGGTCTTCGGAAACAACAGATTATGTAACTGAACATAAACAACGCATCGCTGAAGAAGAAGCCAAAGCAATTGGACACAAATTAAATTATGCAAATGATATTCCTAAGATATCTGAACAAGCACAATTGTTTAATGATATTGTAAAACGCGGTTGGCAACAAAGGCAAGAAAATATCAATTACTACAATGAACATTTAGATGATGACGAAGTACCTATTATTGGTACAGGTAATGATTATGGTGATTACTATCCAGAACAATACTATCCAGAACAATACTACAAAGATTAATCACTTGACGAATATAACTATTTAGTATATACTTATCATAACGCAACAATATGGCTTGTTGCGTTTTTACAACAACCAACTTGGATTATCAACTAAGTTGGTATTTTTAAAATATTTGCTAAATACATTTATGTTAGATAAATAACTATATGTCATAAATACTCTTGACAATATGACTATTTACTAGTATAATTAACCTAACGCAATGAGATTTGCGTACAACAACCACAACACTTTTTGGAGAAAGAAAATGGCATATCTTGAACACTTGTCAGAAGAGAAACAGGTAGATTTACATATTAAGTTTAAGCAATATGTGGATGCTAATCCTAACAACAGAACATTGAGTAATACGCTGCGATGGTTAGAAAGCCATGGCATTGCTGTTAATGTTAAACCAACCAATGCTAAGTACAAATCACTCAAAGAACTACGCGAATATGTATTAGGAGGTGAGTAATGGGACAGTACATAGAACAAGGTGCATACGATACCTTTGATGAATTCTTTGAACCACAACCAAATCACTTAAGAACAAACTCTGGGTTTGCTGAATCTAGGTTTGGTGGTATTATGTATGAAACAGATGGTGAACTAGAGTATATACAAAGTATACTATCAACTCACAAAGACAGAATCTGGACTGTAATTATTAATGACAAGTATCCAATCAAAGATGGCTACTATGTTGGGTCTTATGTATCTGGCTACATCATTACTAAAAGACCTATGCATAAAGGTCATACTTACGAATTCTCACTTCCTAAGAAGTACCGTAAGAAGTAACGATTAATATATTAAATCAACGCATGCATTAAAACGCATGCGTTGCACAACACGAGGAGAACAACATGACCCAACCAATTGATGACTGGAAATCTGCATTATTAAATAAATATAGATACACAAGGGAAATTCTAATCAATGATGTTCTTGATGACAATGATAACCTAATGAAGGAATACAAGAACTTCATTAATGAAGCACAGGACTTCCTTGACAACTATATTAACCAAAAGGATAATGACGAATGAAAATGACAATATGCCAAACATATATTGGTACACCACCATCAAATTCAACCTATAACTTACCACAGTACCACGAAATGCAAGAATGGGATAACTTCAAACTGAAGTTCTCATTCGAACTAAGGAAACGATTTGACTTCTTAGAAATCCTAGAATGCAAATACAAATTTTATACCATCAACTATCTACACAAAATCAAGTATATGGTTGACTTTACAATTAATAAGAAACAATACGAACATTATCTCATCAACTTCCCTACTTTCGTAAATGATGATGACATGAACTACATCAATGTAAATTAATCAAAATTTCTCCTTTTTTAATATATTTGCTAAATAAGTTTATATATTAACTAAAGGAGTAATGGCAAAATGATTTTCAGATATCACAGTAAAAAAGAGATGGCACCTAGAGGAAATAATTCATTTTCTACAACATATTACAAGCAACATCCACATCAGATTAAGGAATCTAAGCAAATGTTGGCTGAAATATGTGAGTTTATATATGAACAAATGGAAACTGACCCAGAGTATGCTGAGTTTATGACAATGCCACTTAAAGGCTTTAAACGAGAAAATAAACCCAACTATACACCAGATGATATTATTACTGATATGATGCAACAATATCTGGATAACAAAGACTTATGTTCGGGTATGTTAGGAAGATGGAATAGATTGTTCAAAGGCAGTGAATACGAAATTGAACTTGAAGAAGAAATCAGTGTACTATTCAAACCAAGAAGTAATCTATTAGAAATCTTCAAGTTCGTATAAGGAATACACAATGGACAATAAGGAATTCCTAACCAAGTTATCAACCATTGCGAATATCAAGATAGTCAAAGGAATTCCTTATATAAAGAACTTGATTTATACACCCAGAGATTGTGAATATTGTAACAAAGTAATAGTACATGATTATTCAATTAGAAAGGTGACCAACAATTGTTTTAAAAACAAGAATTGGTTAATCACATGTAATGTATGTAAAGAACTGATTTAGGATTAATAGAATGAAAGATAAACCAAAACAACTAGAATTACCACAAACAGTTAAACTTAAAAAAGATGGTACCATTGATAAACGAGTAGGTTCACTTAAGTTATTGCAATTTGCATTAGGTGAAGAAAATGAAATGCGTACTGGCTATAATAGAATGAAAGCACAATGTAAGTTCAGAAAAGAACCATTCTATATTACTTGGGAACAATTCCAAGACTTATGGAAAGGTAATTGGCATAACAGAGGTCATGCACTTACATGTATGTGTCTTAGTAGAAAAGATGATGCACTACCTTGGAATATTGAAAATACACAACTCATTTACCGAGAAGACTGGCATAGAAAAAGATTCGGTAAAGAACGCGCCCCTTACAAACTTAATAGGTACGAATAATGAATGGCAAATTAATCATGATACTTGCATTACTACCAAGTCTCGCTACAGCAGATATTAAACCAATATGGTCTAGTAATACATATCAACGGACAGAGATAAAGTATAATCCGTATACACATACACGGGAATTGACTACTTCTAATAGTACAATTCAATATAATCCATATACTCAACAACGACAATATGTCCCCAATATTCCTGCTTATATGCTACACCAAGGAAAGAAATAACATAAGGAAATAAATACAGTGATGACAATTGATGATGATGATATATTTGTACCAACAGACATAGCAACCACCACAGCAATTGAATGTGAAGTGGCTGATTTCGTCCGTATACCACAACCTGAACCACCACCAGGTAAAACTGGTCCTAAACCAAAGAAAATGACCACTGCTACCTATGTAGGTCTACCTGTAGGTCGTCCATCAGTAGTGGTTGACCCCATTGCTGTGTATAAATTAGCAGCACTTGGACTAAAGAATAATGAGATAGCAAATTATCTAGGTATACAACATAATGCATTAACTGGAAATTTCATTAATGAATTAACAAAGGGTAGAGAGGAAATGAAAATCACCCTTCGAAGGGCAATGTTAAAGAATGCTTGTGTGAATAATTCATCAGCAGTACAAATATTTCTAGCAAAGAATATGCTAGGTATGAGTGATTCACCAATCAATTCAGATGAAAATACACCATTACCATGGAATAGTGTAGAATAAATTAATTCATGTATTATAAGGATATAATATGAAACTCAGCAAATGTCAGGAGATAGTCGCCCACGATACACACCGATTCAAGGTGGTTATTGCTGGGCGCCGACAGATTTGGCAAAACTTTCTTATCGATAAGAGAACTATGTTACCACGCAAGGATGCCAGATAAAACTGTATGGTATTTGACTTCATCATACAGAGCAGCCAAGATGATTGTATGGAAACCTTTAAAGAAGAGGTTACAAGAATTGCGCTGGGTACAAAAGATTAATGAATCAACATTAGAGATTACCCTTAAGAATGGGTCTACCATTTCATTAAAAGGGTCAGATAACCCGGATGCATTAAGGGGTGCTTCATTATCATTTTGTGTCATTGATGAAGTAGCAGAAGTTGACAAAGATTTGTTTTATGAAGTAATCAGACCTGCATTGTCTGACCAAGAAGGTGGTGCATTATTCATTGGTACACCTAAAGGGAAAAGCAATTGGAGTTATGATTTATACAATGCCTATCTTACCTATCCTGAACAATGGAAAAGTTGGCAGTTCACTACACTTGAAGGTGGTCGTGTCACTAAGGAAGAGATTGAGGCTGCTCGTAGAGATATGAGCGAGAAACAATTTAGACAAGAATTCCTAGCAACCTTTGAAACATTTGAAGGAAGAATTGCTTGGAGTTTTGATAGAGAAAGTAATGTTATAACATCACACCAAGTGTATGATACAAATACATTACACATTGGTATTGACTTCAATGTTAGTCCAATTACTGCGGCTATCTTTGTTAGAACTGGTGAAGAACTACATCAAATAGATGAAATCATGATGTTTAGTTCCAATACACAAGAACTGGTTGATGAAATCAAGAATCGTTACCCAAGAAGTAAAGTGTTTGCTTATCCTGACCCATCTGGTAAAGCAAGAAAAACAGCAGCAGGTGGTGCTACTGACTTTACTATTTTACAAAATGCTGGCTTTATTGTCAAGGCACCACATAGACATAATGCCGTTAAAGATAGAATCAATAGTTTCAATGCCAGATTATGTTCAAGTGATGGGTTAAGACATCTCTACATTAACTCTAAATGTAAACATACAATTGAAACACTAGATAAGTTTTGTTTCAAACCCAATACCCAAATCCCAGATAAAGATCATGGCTGGGATCACATGTTCGACGCAGCATCTTATTGCGTTGATTTCCTATTCCCACTTACCAAAGAACTTCCAGAAGACTTAGATGTACCGACTACCTGGGGTCATTCACTTGCTTAAAAGGATTTACCATGAATAATTTAATAGAATTATATAATCAAGTTACATCAGCGAATTATGTTTATAATTTAAACCATCAGCGTTGGATGTTTATGCTAGAAAGTTATATGGGTGGTGAGGAATATCGCAATGCCAATCACCTTAATCAATATCAATTAGAAACAGAAGCACAATATAGAAAGAGATTGGTTACTACACCATTAGACAATCATTGTCGTTCTGTTATTAATGTATACAATAGTTTCATGTTTAGAGAATGTCCTGACCGTGATTTTGGTTCATTAACAAATGACCAAATGTTACCAGAGTTCTTAGATGATGCTGACTTAGAAGGACGCAGTCTTGATTCTGTAATGAAAGATGTGAGTACATGGTCATCAGTATTTGGTCATGCATGGGTACTTTTATCTAAACCCAATATTGCTGCAGTTACCAAAGCAGATGAAATTGCTGCAGGTGTTAGACCCTATATCTCAATCATTACTCCATTAACTGTATACGATTGGACATATCAACGGAATGCTATTGGTAAATATGAACTCACATATTTCAAATATGTTGATGACATTAATGAACAGATTACCACAGTCATTGAATGGTATCCTGACAAAATCATTACTACAGAAACAAATAGAAAAGATAAAACTATTATTGGTCAAACAATTGACATTAATGAACTTGGTAAAATTCCAGTAGTTATTGCATACAATCAAAGAAGTCCAGTCCGTGGTGTTGGATTATCAGATATATCAGATATTGCTGACCAACAAAAGGCAATCTACAATGAATTATCTGAGATTGAACAAGCCATTAGATTAGATGGTCATCCAAGTTTAGTTGCACCAGAAACTGCTAAGATTGGGTCAGGTGCTGGTAGTATCATTTATATGTCTGAAACAATGGATCCAGGACTTAAACCTTATTTGTTAGACCATGGTAGTGCAAGCATTGATGGTATATGGAATTCAATTAAGAACAGAATTGATTCAATTGACAAGATGGCAAACACGGGTGCAGTCCGTGCATCACAATCATCTACATTATCTGGTGTAGCAATGCAAACTGAATTCCAGTTATTGAATGCTAAACTATCAGAAAAGTCAGATAATTTAGAACTTGCTGAAGAACAGATATGGAAATTATGGGCAGAATATCAAGGATATACTTGGGATGGTGAGATTGAATATCCTGGTAGTTTTGCGATACATGATACCATGAATGAGTTCACCAGTTTACAAGTAGCCAAATCAGCCGCCAGTACACCTGAAGCATTGGCATTGATTGATTTAAGAATTCGTCAATTACTAGAAGACCCAAGACTTGAAAATGAAATTGAAGAACCAAGTGAGTTGGCTCAATATCAAGTTGAAATGGCAGTATTGGCAAATACAGCAGTAATAGCATCATCGGTAATTCCACCACAACCAGAAGAACTAGACTAGGAGTATCATCATGGCTAAACAAACAAAGTTAATTAAAGGTTATAGTGCCAAAACAATTGGTAAAAACATTGGATATGAATTAAAAAAACATCCAAGCATGAGTCATGCTCAAGCAATTGCCATTTCTTTATCAACTGCTAGAACAGCAGCACCAAAGAAAATGAAAGCCAAATTTACTAAAAAGAAGTAATTTATGCCAGTACATAAAGTTACCAAAAAAGGTAAAGTAGGTTATCAATGGGGTACAAGTGGTAAAGTCTATTGGGGTTATGCTGCAGCACAAAAAGCATCAGCACAAGGCAGAGCCATTTATGCATCAGGATACAAAAAGAAATGAATGAAGATTTTATGACAGCAAAGTGGCGACCAATGATGGCAATATCATATATGGTTGTCTGCTTATTT